ATCTGGATGTCAGCCTTGATCTTTTCCATCTCGACCTGAGCCAGCATCTGAGCCGGGTCAGGCTGCTGATTGCCCTGCGAAGCCTGCGCCATCTGCATCATAGCCTCTGGCGTTACTTCCTTAAAGTAGCGAGAACCGTCCTTGATACCGTTGATTGCAAGAATCTGAACCATCGTATCGCGGTACTGCTTCATATCCACAAGCGGGTTCTGAGCGCCAAGCTGAAGGAGAATCTGCTCCTGCTTGTTGAGAACCTGCATCAGGAGCGAAGTACGGTCAGAAGCATTGCCATTGCCAAGGCCCACATTGACCATAACATCCATATTGGAGTTCCATCCGCGTGGGTCGATAGGAACCCAGCTATTCCGCAGACGAACAACGCGCGGCTTATCCTGATTACGGATGACCATCTTGAGGATGCCCTTGAACATCCGCTTGATGCCCGTTTCCGCGAAGATGCGGGCGACCATTTCGAGGCGCTCTTGGGCCGCCGACATGGTAGCAGATACAGCCGCCTTTGTAGTGCTTTGGAGAACATCAGGATCAAGCCCCTGAGATGCCTTCGAGATGCCCGTGCGAGAAGCCTTCAGGTCATCCAGATAGGAGATGATGGGCATCGCAGCCATGCCCACAAACGGCTCAGAAAGAGCCTGAACCATACCCGGCTGACGGGCACGGATGATGCCGCCAGTTTCGACATTGAGAACGTCATCCATGTTGACCTGACCCTCAACAACCACCGTGCGCGGGTGGATAACCTGAGCCAGAGAGTCAAGGGTGTTACGGACGACATTGGTCTTGATAAGCTGCAAATCCATCACCTGATCGGCAACGGACTGACCAATGACCATGTGAGGGGTAGGATCGGGGCAGATAACCGCCATCGGCACTTCATCAACAATCTCGTCATGGAGAATGTGAGCGCCATTGCCAATAGTGCAAACGCGGCGAAGCTCCGCGATGCCATCACCGTCCTTATCGGCTCGGATGAAGCTCTCAACGTAGTAAATGCGCTCCAGAGACTTGTCTGGGCTATCGGCATTGTTAAGGAATGAAAGGATGGCAGGGTTTCTGACTTGGGCTTCCGTGTTAATGTCGAAAGTGTCGCCCTGTCCAGCGTACTGCTCAACCTCATCCTTGTCATAGCCCATCGCAACAAGCTCAGAAACTGTGACAAGCTTACGATGCCCCACATAATCGGCAGTGTCAAGGTCACGCGCATTGCGTGCAATGAGGAACTCTTCTGGCGGGATGCATTCAACAATGTACTTCTTTTCTGTCATTGTGCGGCGCACAGTAACCTCATACTCCTCAGTGGGAGGAGGGCCCATCTGCATACCAGTAGAGGGGTCAATGACGAGTTCGCCCTTGGTCTTTACAGAGACTTCCCGGATTTCATTGTCTGGATCAGAGACGAGAAGTGCATACTGCGAAGCATCGAGTCCTGAATACTGCGCCTCAGTGACGCTTTTGATTTCTTCGCAGCGCCATTTGAAAATGCCTGTTTTGGAGACAAGAGCATCCTTAATCCCAGAATATAGGACTTGAAAGCCATTGTTATCATTGTAGAATATATAGTTGACAAGATCGGTGGCCTGTTGTGCTTGAGGAATATCTTCAGGCGAGCGCGGAGCGAACTCCACTGCGTTCTCAGAGGAAGTGAAAATACGCAGCAGGCTCGGCAGCATCGCCTGAATCGTATCGCGCACTTCAGTCATGACAACTTGGGAACGACCTTCCTCCTCATTCCCGATCAGATCGCCACGATAATACGCAAGTGCGCGCTCACGGTCAGATGCAATGTAGTCGTCAATGTAGTTTGAAGCGTCATCAATGGCCGCATTTACGACAGACTGAAACTGCTCCTCGTCCATAGCCTCTGGAGCAGAAGCTTCGGACATGGAGATTTCCATTTCATTTTCGGCGGTTTCGTATTCCATCTCGGCCATTTCAATATTCCTTATACGCGCTCAAATACGGTGTCGTATTCAAGCTGCTCTACAGCGCGATAACCAAGTGACGCCAGATAGTTGATGGTGTCGTCATGCGAGTGACCATAACTATGCGGATGGTTCCTGAACTCCAACACAATTACCGGGCTATCACGCAGGATAGTCTTCTCTGCGCCCTTCAGGGCAAACAATTCAGCACCTTCAATGTCGAGCCAGATGAGCCCAACGCCTTCTGTGCTGATGCTGTCAATCGGGACAATCTCAACTTCGCCTTCGCCGTAGCCAATGAAGTGAGCGCCAATGTTGCGGTCATCCACAACTCTGACGCTGCCCTTGCCAAAGTCTTCACCCAGACCGAGCTTGTAGCAATACACATCCTTGACGCCTTCCAGATTGGCCTTGAGCGCAATCCAGTTCACATCGTCAGGTTCAAATGTATGTACAACATCGAAATACTTCGCCAGAAGCTTGGGGAAGATGCCGATGTTGCCGCCAGCCTGAATCAGGGTGCGAAAATCCTTAACCCGGCGCAGAACCGGGTCAAACTTCGAGACTTCGCCGATAACGGTGGGAAAGCACCACTGGTCGATGACTGGGACAACCCAGCCATCTCGCTAAGAGCGATCGCAATGGCCTGCTTACGAGACTTGGCGAGAGGAGCCTTCTTCGGGCCCTTCGGGTTCACGCCAGCATGGAGCTTGCCACGCTTGAACTCACCCATGACTTTGCCGATCTTGTCGGCGGATTCCCAGTATTTCATGTTATTTTCCTTATGTTATGTTACGCCATATGTATTATAGTTTTGTTACGGAGTGTTTTTAGTTTTCATAAAAGCCTCTATGGCTTTTTTGTATAACTCATATGGATTTTGATTGTCATACTCCACAATCACTGATTCATATGGCTGCGGTTTCCATCCCTCTTTAATGGCAAGCCCATTTCTTGTATTTTTCAGTTCCTTGTTTAGGGGGAAATAAAGTATGTCCCCTTTTTTCGGCGCCAAAGCTGCTGACATAATATCAGTTGCTTTTGGATCGTAAATTGGCATTGTATTTGGGCCAAATCCAGGAGCGAATCCTTCAGACATAATTCTTTCTTTGGTTAAGCTTGGATTTTTACCCCTGCTCCGAAGGTCAATATGCTGCGAGTACAATTTTCTAAACTCGCTTTCACTTAATACTTTCCCTACCTTAGCTCCATTTCCAGATGAAATTTTTCCACCCATTCCAATGGAATTTGCAGGGCGCGGAACAGCCGATCCAAGCAACCCCAAATTTACAGCAAAATTAGCTGCCTCATCAGAAAGTTGCTGGGTATTTGCGATTTGCCCATTTGAACCACGCAAATAAGCATTTCCGGGAGCCATAGCGGCGTCAAGAATGCCCTGAGCAGCACGAGCTGGCCAGCTTTGAGTGGTTAGATAATTCCACTGAGCATCATTCAGAAGAGGCATCTGTATCCTCCTCAAACTGCTTCTCTTCCCACGCCTGACAAGTACGCAGATTGTGGCAGATAAAGTCGAATTTCACGCAATAACCACGGCCACCGCCATCCGTATCGAACTTATCAAGCGGGATGGACTTCATTTGTTCCTGCATTGAGGAAGTATTGTTGAAGTATTCGCAGTTGGCGCAGAAGCGATTGCGGGCTTCTTCTTCGTCAACTTCCCACAGGTCAGCCATCATACCCCAGTAATCGGAGTTGGCATCAGGCTGGACACTGGTTTTTTCAGGGCCAAGGTTCCAGTTCTCAGCGACATTGGTGCGGTTCTTAATGTTTTCCGCAGGAGTAATGAACTCCATTTCGGATTCACCTTCACCATCGTCCTCCAAGAGGCCCATGTGCATACCGATGAGCTTGGCGTCTTTTGCGAACTTCATTTGGACTTCCCCTTATTGCGAGCAGAGATGGCGGCAGCCTTTTTCTTGGCGTCAGCCTTGGATGAAGCGCCCCAAGCCTTCAGGGAAAGGAGCAGACGAGTGGGTTCGCCGTTTGGCTTGTGCTCAGGGCCGGGCATATTGCCCATACGAGCCAAGAACGAGGCGCGGCGCGGATTGTCTCCACTCTTCACGGGAGCCTTGAGGTTCATGCCCTGAGCCTTAGCAGATGCCCTACCTTTAGCATTCAGGCCACCCTTGGGGTTCTTGCCTTCCTTGCGCGTCCAAGCTGGAGTCTTAGCCATTATGGATGCTCCACAGGGTTCTTAATGAGGCAGATGATAAACATGGAGGAACATGCGTTATTAGTGGAGCTACCTAGAGCCTGAGCCTCAATGGTAGTTTTCTCAGGGATCGCCGGAGGATATTCGAATGTATATGTTGCAGCGCCGTTATTAAGCGTCACGATAGCAGCAGTCATACGGACATCATTCGTCCCGCGAGTCATAAGACGGCCAGTAATGGCGTTAGAGCCGCCAGCCTGACCAGATGAAAACAGACCCTGCATGAGATATGCAGTATATCCAGCCGGGACAGTATAACTACCCGTGATACGGGAGTTATAGTCGTAGGCGATAACGTCATAAACGGTGGCAGGAACGCCAAGCGTTACCGATCCAGTGCCGATGTAGATGTCACCAGCGGCAGATAGACCAGAACCAGTGGTAGCCACATAGGCGTTATTGATGTGAAGAAACGACTTGGTTGTAGTTACGGCTGTCTGGCCATTAAGCGTAACAGTCTCGGAAATCTCATTGTGGTCGGTATCAAGACCTTCGATGACGATGGTACGGGCGCCAGTACCAGCAGATGTATCGCTCGTGCTAGACGAACTGACCTTCATTTGAATAGCAGTATCAGTGAAGGCAAGGAGCCCGCCATACGGCCAGATTGTCTCCATCGTGGTATCAACGTCACCGTTATAGCCGAAAACGACCACGGTGCGGTGGCCTTCGATCTGCCCACGGGAAACCTGAAGCTCAAATGGCTCGGTTTTGTCGTCTAGGCTACGAGACGGAAACGTGAACATAGGCCACCTTTCGGTTGTTTAACGGCCATTATTACAACAAAACGGCATATAGCGCAAGCATAAGTTACATGATACCTTAATCTTACAATTCTTCTTCTTCCAAGTCTAAGGTCAGTGAGGAGATAAAACTTGCGGCACGGAAAAGCTTCCCCACCACGGCGTCATCGTCCCCAACAGCGGATGCAACGTAAAAACTGCCATCGGGGAGGAAGCCTACCACCACAACATCTTCGACCTTCTGCTCAATCGCCTTCTGAAGCACATCTGTGTCAGTCAATTCAGCGACATACGGATTTCCAGAAGTCTCTCCTTGAGGCTGGCTATCAGGAATTGCTTCGCGCCTTACACCCGGAAACATGATAAGATCGGCCATCCTGCGCCTCCTCATACGATACCCCGGATAGACCGCTTAATGGGCTTACCGGGCGTCCAACTCGCCATTCTGCCCCCTACCATAGCACCATTACCCGCGAAGGTTAAGCACAGGGAGTCGGCAAAGTCAGGCGACCGCATACCGCGCTTCTTCATTTCCCCCTTGCCTTCAACTTTAAGTTTACCATTAGACAAGAATGTATACCGTGGCGATACTAGCTCCTGCCTGAGATCGTCACCCTTTGGCAGCTTGCAGGCCCGCTGGTTCAGCCAATCACGGACGGCCATCCACAATTCGTCCCTGAGCTTGGCTGCTTTGGGGTTCATGGCCGCAGTTTCAGAGACGTTCACATCTCGGACGTTAAGGCCCATTTCCCGAAGACGGTCGGCCACGCCAGCGCCCAAGCCGATGCTGTCAACGCAGATTTCGGAGGGGTGGTCAGTCTCAGCCTCGTTGACCACGATGCCCACCGTTTCCATCAGTTCCCGGCTAGACCAGCTCTTAAACTCCAAGACCACATTTCCCCGGCGTTTACAGAGGACGCTACGGTCGTCACCAAAGCGGGCAACGTCAAGGCCATAAATGAGCGGTGCATCCCGATCCAGCTCAATGTCACGCTCCATAGCCGCATCGACAACTTCGCCCGAAATGAGCGTATCGTCATCACCGACCGCAAACTCACCCAAGACGCGCACCCGGTAGGCGTTGCTCTCCTCGCCATAGGTAGCCGCAATCTGCTTCACGAAGTCCTCGGAGACGCGCTTCGAGTCCAAGCACGACACATGGATCGTCTTCCAATCGGACGCCAGTTGATGGTGGGTTTTGAAGAAAAGGCCAGAATTACGGGTGGGGTTACCGATCAGGATCGTACAGGCCCGCTCACCCGACATAGAACCAGCCGCAGACTCGTAAACAGCCTCGGGTACGGCAGACGCCTCATCAACGATCAGCAGGACGTTCTCAGAGTGGATACCGGCTAGCGCCTCGGGCCTATCAGCACTCGAAGTACGGGCCGAG